GTCCTGGTCAGGGGCCCGTGGGGTTCACCCCCCACCCCTCCTCCTCCGGCAGGCAGTCACGCACAGTCACAGGAGGCTGAGTTGCTCGCTGGGGTTGCTTTGTTGCGATGGATCAGGGGTTGAGGCCGCGGACCACGACGGTGTCGACGCGGTCCTTGTGCGCGATGAGCACGCGCTCCTTGGGCCCGTCGAGGTCGAGGAAGATGGGACGCTCGTCATCGTTGAGGTCGGTGAAGACCCCGAGCACCTTGCGCCACTGCCCCTTGTGCTTGACCTCGGCGTCGTCGACCCGCACGTCCTCGGTGATTGGCCGGGCGTCCGGACCGCGCACGATGTTGTCGCCGATCAGCGGGTCGTACTCACCGCGGACCACGCGGGTCTCCATGTGCGCGGTGCGTCCCGCGCTGCCTGCATCGAGCAGCTCAGTTGCGGTCATGGTCTGCTCACTCATGCCCAGCCCTCGTCTTCCTCGCCCAGCATCCGGGCACTGGCCTCGACCAGGTCCTTGCCGAACAGTTGGTTGGACGCGAAGTCGTGGCAGCCCCAGACTGCGGCAGCAACGTAGGCGACACCGCGCCAGGTGAGGTCCTCGTCAGTGGTGCGCCAGTGCTTGACCTGCTTGGCCCGTTCTAGGGTGAGCTCGACGCCCCACACTGCGACATCCATGCTCAGCCTCCGTGTGCGGCCTTGCCGCCCGCTCGGTTGTTGCACGTGGCATGGCTCGGTCCGAGGTAGCCGGTCCGGTCGTCCGTGTGGTCGAGCGCCCACTCTTGGCCAGGCAGGATCTGCTGGCCGCATCTTGCACAGTTCTTGGCGCCTGCCTCGACCGCGGGCTTCAGTCGCTCACGCAGACGCTCGTGCCGTCGGCCATAGCCGCGGTCTTGTCGGCTGGCCCGTACGACTGGATGGTCGGGGCACGGCCTGAGGTTGGAGCAGATGCGGTTAGCGCAGGAGGTAGCTGGCTTTCGTGGCATGGCCACCTCCAAGGGTGGGGCAGCCAGGCTGCGCACACACACGCAGCCTGGCCACTGTTTCCCCCTCAGCCCGCACCGCGCCGTGCGAGTCCAGATACGACGAAGGCCCCCGCGGTAAGCGAGGGCCTGAGTCGAAGTGGTCGTTGGGCAGACTGAGCCCGTCCAACTGGCCGGAATAGTACGGCGCGTGATCAGCTCCGGCAACTACCGGTGCGGCGCGTCACGCCACTCCTCACGCCATCCGGGCCGCCCGGCGTACGGCTGGGCGAGCTCGCGCGCAAAAATTTCCATCTGCGCTACGTATTCCGCCGGGAGCGCCTCCCGGCCGGGCGAGATCACAACCATCCCGATGTGCGCCAGGATGCGTCGCTTGGCCTCGACCTCGGCCAGAACGCGTGCCGGATCGAACGCCTCCATGAAGCGCGACACCTGGCTGTCGTTCGTGATCACCAGGTCTTCACCGTCGCCGATGTTGAGCGCGCCAGACCACTGCTCATGCCAGTCCGGCCCAGCGTCGTTGTGGTCGGCGAACGCCTGCCGTGCGAGCCGCTCATCCTCGTCAAGTTGGGCGCGCAGCCACGCGATCAGGTCTTCCATTACGCCGCCTTCCGCTCGCGCCGGGGTATCGCCGCCAGAATCGCAGCCACCTCGCCGAACCGGTAGGTCGGCTCGCCCTCGCGGTCCTCGCCGTGCGCGATGACCTGGCCGGACTTCACCCGGGCGGCGATGAGCTTGCGCAGGTTGTCCTGGGTGCGGTCGCCGTCGAGGTAGGCCATGAGGTGCGCGGCCTCGGAGATCGTGACGAGCTTGTCGCCGAGGTGCTGCCGCAGGATGTCCCGGCTGACCTCGACGTCCCACTTCAGCTCGCACGTCGGTGCCGGGCATTGGATCTTGGCGCGCCCCTCGGCCGCGTAGAGCACCTTCCCGCAGTCGCAGACGCCCACCAGCTGCTTGTCAGCGGGCCGGTCCACGAGCCGTGCCAGGTCGTTGCAGGCGTCCTCCAGCTCGGAGAAAGCCTCCTGAGCCTCGGGCTGCCGCCGGAGCCACTCGGTCTGCGTGGAGAGCCAGTTCGCGGCTTGGGCGAGCCCTCGGGGTGGCCGGCGCAGCTGGATGCCGAGGCAGCTGCCGTGCCCGCAGTCGATGACGGCGCAGACGGGTCCGACCTTGGGCAGCCGGGCCGGAAGCTCCATGCCGCGCTCCTCGACGACGTGACGCGCCCAGGTGCCGACGGTGTTCTCGATGGCCCCGTATCGCTCGGCCGCGTTGAGGTTGCCGGGCAGCCTGTCGCCGGAACCACCGCTTCCGCCCGCACCGTATCGCGCCTGGCGCGTCAGAACGGCTTCCGCGTCCTCGGCATGCCCCGAGGCGATCTGGAGGCTCTGAGACAGGCTCAGGGCGTCCGCAGCGCACACAAGGGCGTCCTGCACGGGCCGCCCGCAGAGGATGCACGTGGCCGAAACGTGGCTCCCGACGTCGGCGGTCTTCACGCGCCCTCCCTGGTCTGGTCGAGCCACCGCAGGACGGCGACGGCGTTGCTGAGCGCGCAGTCCTGGCCCTCCTCGATCCGGTGGACCGTCGAGAACGAGATGCCCAGCTCCCTGGCGGCGGCCCGCATGGAGAGGCCTCGCGCCCGGCGTGCCTCGCGGAGCAGCATCGGCAGGCGGGCGATGACCTCGGCCAGCTCGGCGTACGGGGTTGGCTGGTCGTTCACGCCTCCTCCCGGGGCACGAGGGCCAGGTCGTAGCCGAGCGCCTCCAGCACGGGCCCGAGCGAACTCACGGTCGGCGCGTGCGTCCCGTCGTCCCATTGCTGGACCTGGTGCACGACGCTGATCGCTGGCCGTCCGGTGATGCCCTCGACGAGGCGGCCGAGCTCCATGCGGTTGATCCCGAGCAGGTTGCGGACGTCGCGCAGGGCGGGCCCGAGCCGGCCAGGGTCACTGACGCGGATCACGAGGCACCATGCCGCACGTGCAGGTGTTTGTTCAGCGCCGCCTGCGACATGGCCGCCCCGTCGCACATCGGGCAGTTGACGAGGTTCGGGCCGAAGTCGGGCGCCTGGGTGAGCCGGTCGACGGCGGCCATCAACGCGAACGCCGCACGCGAGGTGGTCCAGTTGCGGCCGATCAGGTCTGCCGTGACGGCCAGGTCGGTCTCACGATTCTCGGTCGCACCTTCCCGGAGCATCCTGAAGCCGACGATGACCTTGTCGAGATCGGCTTCGGCGCCGGCCTGGATGCGGTCAAGCCGGGCGACGAAGGCGGGGTCGCGGGTGGTCATGGGCGTTCCTTCGGGGTGAGGGTGAGCTGGTAGCCGAGGGCGTCGGCGAGCTTGAGCAGTGACCGGGCGCCGGGCAGGGTGAGGCCGGTTTCCCAGTCGCAGACCTGGTTGGGTCCGGCGTGGATGAGCCGGGCGAGCTGGCGCTGGGTGAGGCCGCGTTGTTCGCGCAGGGTGCGGATGGCGTCGCCGAGCTGGCCGGCGTCGGTGATGGGCACGGTGGCGTGCGCGGCGACGAGGTCGCGGATGGCGGTCACGGCCGGGCCGCCAGCGGGAGCACGTCCTGCGCGAGGCGGCGGGCGATGGTCTCGCAGTAGCTCTCCTCAAGCTCCACGCCGATTGCGCGGCGGCCGAGGTTGCGGGCGGCGACCAGCGTGGAGCCGGAACCGGCGAAAGGGTCGGCGATCACGCCGGGTGGGCAAGCGTCGATCAGCTGCTCCATGACGTCGACCGGCTTGGCGTGTGGGTGGTCGTACCGGCCCTGCGGGCTGTGAGGGTTGCCCTGCGAGCCGGTGACCGTGGCGACGACGCTGGACCGTCCCCCGAGGCCGGATGGCCACGGGCCCAGCAGGTAGAACACCTCGACGTCACGCCGGTAGCCACCGATCGCACCGCGCGTCCCTGCGTTCGGCGGCTTGCGGTAGAAGCCGACCAGCTTGGTGCCTGCAGGCGGAGGCAGCATCGGGTCACCGAAGGCCAGCGCGGGACGCGTGTGCCAGAGCGCGAGTACCGCATCCCGGGCGGTCGTGTCGAGGTCTCCGGCGATGCCATGGTGACGGTCGTCGGTGTGGGCGGGGTCCCAGTGGCGACCCTGTCGCCAGTTGCGGCCGTACGGCGGATCGGTCACCAGCACGTCGGCGGCGAGCCACTCGGTGATCTCGCGGCAGTCGCCGAGATAGAGCGTCACCGCCTCGTCGGCGTAGTAGGGCTTCACGAGATCTCCTCGGTGGCTTGGGGGGTCTGGCTGGCTCGGTGCTCGGCCTTGCGCTTGGCGACGCGGGCGGCGGCCTCGGCGAGGTTCTCGGCGGCAAGGCTCGGGCGACGGAAGGGGACGACGTTTGGAGCGATCTCGCGCGAAGGGTGAGAGGCCGTCTGAGAAGATCCTTCTTCCTTGGTTTTATCGCTCCTCATGTCTCCTCCTGTCTCCTTAGGCCGACGGTTTTCGTCGGGTGTCTCGTCAGAAACCGTCGGGTGTCTCGTCACTTTTCGTCGGGTGTCTCCGCCACTTTTCGTCGGGTGTTGTGGATCTCTGCGGCGGTCAGACACCCGACGCTTTCCGTCGGGTGTTCCCTCCCATTCGGCGCGGGCCTTGTCGGCGCGGTCGTGGAGGTTCAGGCGGTACCGGGCGGTCACGTTGCCGTCGGAGCGCTGGGCCCCGGCACGATCGACGGTCACGGCCCCGGCGTCGAGGAGCGGCTTGAGCGCGCGCTGGACGGCGCGCAGATCCGTCTCGTCCGGGTTGGGCCGGCGCAGGGCGAACTCGGCAAGGGCGTGCTGCCCGAGTCGGCAGTACGGCCAGTCGTGGGCGTCCTTGGAGACGAGCGACATGTAGATGAGCAGCACGAGAGACGTGGCGGGCACTCGGCCGCCGAAGCGCTCGATCGCCGCGAGTGCATTAGTCGCGCCCACTAGTCACCGGTCCGGATGGTGCTAAATGACACGCCGTGGTGGGGCTGCGACAGAGGGCTGAGCCATGCGATAGTCACCGCAAGGTCTCCTTCCGGGGTAATGACGGAATGGAGCCTTAGTCCCGGGATCTGGCGTTCGCAGCGCCTTTCCCGGGCACCACATTCTCCCAGGTGGACACGTGTTCGATACGCCAACACGCCGCCTGTCGCTGTGTTCTTGATCGCCATTGTCGCCTCGTGCTCTGAATCGCGTTCCGTTCCATTACGTGGGTGGCCGAATAGCCCCGGGAATCGCTCCCCAGGGCAGTCGGTATCGCTATTCGGCCGGGTGTCAGGCGGCTCCTTTCCCGTGGTCGAATAAGGACGGTTGAGTGCCGAGGGGGCGGTTGGACCACAGCACCTCCGTGCGCCCCGGCGAGCTGCCGTGCCCCGAAGTTGCCCGCATGGTGTGGCGGTCCCAGCCGGCGTAGAGCTCGCGGTCGTAGAGGCCCGAGGCGTAACCGGAAAGGATCACTGTGGACACACACTCGTGGAGCGCCGCTGCGAGCTCACGGTGCTCGCGCTCGTCGCCCATCTCGTGCAGGTAGGTACCGTTCTCGCGGACCGCCGACAGGTACGGCGGGTCGACGTACAGCAGCACGCCGCGGTCGCGTCCGTACTTGGCGATCAGGTCAAGCGCGGGCAGGTTCTCCAGGCTGACCGCCTGGATTCGCTCGGCCGCGGGAGCGATTCGGTCGACGTATCCCCGGAGGTAGTGGGGCATAGACCCGGATCCGGAGTCGCGACACGGTTTGATGTAGTGCCGCCAGCCGGTCTGACGACGTAGCCCTGCACGTCCCTGGGTTAGTTGCACCCACACCCGGCGGGCCCGCTCCAGATCGTCGTCGCAGTCGGCCAGGTCATAGGCGGCAACCTGCTCTCCACGCGAGTGCGGAGTGAGTGCACAGACGCGCGCCAGCTCGTCCGGGCGGTCGCGTAGCACGCGCCACCAATTCATTAGGTCGCCGTCGAGGTCGTTGACCGTCTCGTGCGGCGCTGGGCGCTTGGCCAGCAGCACCGCCAGGCTGCCGCCGAAGGGCTCGACATAGTGGCCGTGCGCCGGGAAGAGCGCGGCGATTTGGGGCGCCAGGGTGATCTTCCCGCCGAAGTACGGCATAGGCGGCTTCACGGCTCGCCTCCGTCCGAGTCGCCGGCCACCATCAGTCCCGGACGCCCTGCTCGACCTGCGCGGCGAGATCCCGGAGCCAGCCCGCCAGCTTGAGCGCGGCCTCTTCGGGCTCCTCCTCGCTGACCTCGGTTGAGAAATCCTCCGACACCGGCTCGGAGTTGTCGGTCAGGACGGCGTGGACGTGGGCGTGCATAAAGCGGGTCATCGGTCAGTCCTCCTCGTGGGCGGCCAGCTGGCGGACGTCGCCGACCGGCTCGGGCAGGGTGTGGTGGGTGTCGCCGGGCTGGCCGATCAGGTGGCAATCGGCGCAGGCACCGTGGCCGTTGATGTCGGGCGGCACCTGCGGGTCACGGCGGAACAGGTGCGGGGTGACCCGGCTCTTCGGCGGCGTCACCAGATCACGTCCCAGCCGTCGTGCCGGGCGAGGTGGGCGTTGTCGAGGTGGTTCGGCTTCTTGCCGCAGCGGACCACCGCGCCCTTCGTTTCGAGCGTCTCGGAGCACGTCTCCTTGGACAACGGGTGCCGTCGCCATTCCTCATCGCCAACCTCGGGCGGGTAGCCGAGGCGATCCGACAGCATTTCCGGACGCTCGTGCGGGCCTAGCGGGAGGTCGGCCGGATGGCAGACCACGCAGAGCACTCGCACTACCTTCGACCGCGCCGCCACCGAGCGACCGCATCCGTCGCACTTGCGGTCAGCCCAGTCGCCCTCGCGGTACGGCGTGATGGTGTAGTTCCGCTCGACGATGGCGAGCACGGCGGTCAGGCCCTCGGCAATGCCGTCGTCGCCGTGGTTCACGAAGTCGATGCGGGAGTAGACCTCCTGCACCATCTCTTTCGTCACCTCGATCATCGGCCTGCCTCCCGGTCGGCGCGGCACTTGCTCAGGCGGCGGCAGATGCCGGACCTGGGTGTCGGCTTGCGGCACGACGGGCACAGCGGGTCGACGGCCTCGACCTCGCCCAGGCCGAGCATGTCGAGCAGCATGTCGGCCATGGCCTCGCGGCTGACCCGGGCGATGGCCACCTCGCGCAGGTCGTCGTTGACCGACTCACCCCGGTCCAGCTGGGTCTTGATCGAGTCGCTCACCGGGCACCTACGCTGCTCAAGGCGGCCATCATCAGGTCGCCGAGGAACTGCGTGTACGCCGGCGGGATGGCCTGCGAGCAGCCGTTGCGCGACGCCCAGGGCATCTGCATCGCCAGCCGCGACTCGGCAGAGTTGAACTTGTAGCCGCGCGTCATCTGACCGCCGCCGCCGGTGCCGTACACCCCGCCCACGGGCTTGCCTGAGCACTGGTCAGGCGGCACCAGCACGGGGAACGAGGTCAGGAACAGGCGGTGCCGCTGAAGCGTCCGCCACGGCGGGATGTGCGTCGTTACGCCGTTGCGGCGAAATCCGGTGCCAGGCGCCCCGAGGCCGAACATGGACCCGCACAGCATGATGGCGCCATCCATGTGCCGCTTCGTGCTCGCGCTGACCACGTTCTCGATGACGTACGGAAGCCCGGATTCCCTTATCCGGCCAATGGTGTGCGGCAGCATCCAGCCCGTGCCGTCACCGCCCGACAGCGAGGCCAGCTCGGTGTGGTCCTTGCACGGCGGCGAGGCGTGCACGACGTCGAAGCCGTCGAGCGGGAACGTCGTGGCATCGGCAACAGTGAAGGACGTTCCGCCGGCGGCGAGGTAGCGAGCGCGCATGGCCCGCGTCTGCTTCTTCCGCTCTGTCGGGTCAATGTGCACCAGATCGACGCCGTGCACCTCGAAGCCGGCCTCGACGTAGCCGGCTGCGGCGCCGCCCTCGCAGCAGAACAGGTCGAGCAGCCGCGGCTTCACCGGGCACCTCGCCGGCCGCGCCACGAGTCCCACGCCAGCCGGGGCAGGGCGTAGAACAGGGTGAACAGGATCGCCAGCGGCAGCAGGTTGCGGCAGTCCTGGTTGTGGTAGTCGCGGTCCTCGGTCACGCCCGCCCCCACTCGACGCCGCCGCACCGGTGCATGCCGTCGTGGCCGTCGGGCCGCGAGCACAGCCGGTCGTCTGTGCGACCGGGCATCCGCGTAACGCACACCTTCTCGTCGGCGCGGAGCACCACACGGTCGGAGCCGACCTTGCCGCAGTAGCAGCGCCCGGCCCGCTCGGCGTCCTTGAAGCAGGTCTCTTCGATCGGACGCCACGGCAGGTTGTAGGCCAGCCCTGCGCCGGGGTCTCGCTTGCGGTCGTGCATGGCCCACGTGACGAGGTCGGCCCAGCACTGGCGGCGATGGAACACGCGGTTGACGAGGTCAGCGATCTTCCATCGCAGCTTCTCGCCCATCAGGCCCTCCAGATGGCGATGGAGGCGGGGATGAGCACGGCCGCGCCGGCTGCCCAGGCCCACCACGGGGTGACGTAGAGCGCGGCCTGAAGCCAGAACAGGCCGGGAGCCTCAGCCATCGGTGCCACCCCATCGGCAGCCCCAGCCGTCGGCGGCCAGCGGCGAGCCGAACTGGTGCTCCTTGGTGCACAGCAGGCGCAGGATCTCGCCGGGCCGGACGGTGGCGCACCGGCTGTCGTCGCAGCGCACGGTGAGCCCGGTGTCGTAGGTGACCACGACGTACTGCGAGGCGGCGAGGAAGCGGCTGTCGACGGCCTGCACGACACCGCTGGCGGGCTGGAGCTTGTGGTAGTCGCCGTCGTAGGGGTAGTAGCCGAACGCCGATCCGATGATCAGGCACAGCAGGGCGGTCGGGCCAAGCCACGCCATGAACCAGTGCTCATGGTCGCGCCGACCGCGCTCGTCCTTGATGGACGAGGCGAGGATGGCCACGACCGTGAAGGCCAGGCTGATCAGAGTGGCCACGGCCAGCACGGGCAGCCAGAGGTAGACACTGGGGAGCCATGCTCCGTTGTGGTCGATCATCAGTTTCCGCCCTCTCCGCCGGTGGTTGCGACGAACGCCCACAGGCCGAGGCCGAGCACGAGGGCCAGGGCAAGGGCGAACACGAGCCACGGCCAGATGCGGGGCCGCAGCGGATAGACGCGGGAGTGGGTGAATTCCTTGGGCATGAGGTCTCCTGGTCGAAGGGGGCCCCGGTGCCCGTTGACATCGGGCACCGGTGCGGTCAGGTCAGGCCGGGTCGTACGTGGCCTCGAAGACGTCGGTGCGACAGGGGTAGAACTCGCCCTGAACGCCCCGGATGATCCAGTCGTTGGTCTGGACCAGCACCCACGTCGAGTGCAGGACGTCGAAGATCTGAGCCGTCGCCTCGGGGTCGTCGCAGTTCGCCCGGTCCTGCTCGTCGAGCACGTCGAAATGACTGGCGGCGAAGTGGTTCAGCTCAGCCGCGTTGTCACCGGTCCACTGGATGGCTTCGATCTCGACGGGCTTCTTGCGGAACTTCGGCATGGGTCAGGCCTCGAATCGGTTGCGGCGGCGGCGGGAGAAGAAGACGAAGACCGCGCCGGTGGCGAGCAGGATCAGGCCGACTCCGACGCCGACCTTCAGCGCGGGCCCGGTGACCGGCAGCCCCGGCTCTCCGCCTGCGTTGCCCGGCACGGTGGTCGGGCTGGCCGAGGCGCTGCCGGTGGGCGTGGCCGTGACGCTGGCCGTGGCCGACGGCGAGACGCTGGCCGAGGTGGACGGCGAAGGCGACACCGACGGCGAGGCGCTGACAGTCGGAGTCGGGGTCGGCTCCGGCTTGCAGGTGACGTCGTACGTGGTGCCGTGGAAGCGGATCGACGACACGACGGTGCTGCCCGCCTCGGTGGCATAGCCGACGCCGAACGTGACGACCTTGGTGTCGGCGGTCAGCGCGGGCTTGCCCGGCTTGGTGGGCTTGCCGACGAGGTCCGAGACCTTGGCGACCGGCTTGCCCTGGCCGCCCTCCTGGTCGTAGGTCATGGCCGTGGACCAGAACGTGCCCTCGCCGGTGACGACGATCGTGGAGTACGGCGCGGTCGTCTCGAGCTTCATGAAGAGCTTGCCCGCGTCGCCGTCGGCCACGAAGCTGCCGGCGCGGACGTCGGCGAGGTCGAGCGGCCGGTGCTCGTGGTGGGCGAGGTCTTTGCCCTCGAACTTCAGCCCGGCCTCGGTGGCTTCCGGCTTGTTGTCGGTCTCGTCGGGGTTGACGTACCAGCCGGGCACGCAGGCGTCGATCGCGGTGCCCTCGGTGGCCTGGGCTGTGCCGGGGATGGCGAGGGCCAGGACGACCGCGGCGAGGGCGGCGGTCAGGTATCGGTTCACTGCTCTGTTGCTCCTTCGTGGTGCCCCGGCACGGGCGCGCTCGGGGGGTCTTCGGGCGGCGGGCAGACGACGTGGACGGATCCCTTCGCGCCCGGCAGCCGCGCGTACGCCTGGCCGCAGGTGATGTCCTGCTTGCAGGTGGCGCACGGCTTGTCGTGGACGATGGCGACGGCCCAGCCGCGTTCGGCGTTGGGCTGGTAGGCGCTGGCGAACTCCACGACCGCGGCGAGCTGCCAGCCGAGGATCCGTACCTCGCGGCGCAGCTGCTCCAGCTCGGTGCGGGCGCTGGCCAGCTCTGCGATCGCCTCGTCCCGCTGGCGCAGGAAGGCCTCGCGGTGGCCGTTGGCGTGGTCGAGCGAGCGACGAACGCTGGCCGCGTCCTCGCGCGCCTCGTCGCGCTCGCGCTCCATCGCGGTCAGGTCGGCCTGCGAGGCGGCGAGGGCGGCCTGCGTCTCACGCAGCTGGGCCGAGGTGGACGGGTTCCAGTTGGGCTCGTCGGTGCGGATCACCACGCCGTCGCGGATGACCGACTTGATGTAGGCGGCGGCCTCGGGGCCGGTCTCGATCGGGTCGGTCATCGCAGTCGCCTCCGGTCTTCTTCGGCCGCCTCGTCGTCGGCCTCGCGGTTGTGGGGGTCGAGCTGGTTGCCGAGCAGGGTCATCGCCCCGGCGGCGGCGATCACCAGCAGCAGCGCGATCACGCCCGCGATCACCTGGGTCACGACGCCTCCCGTGCGCCGGGGCAGCGCTCGGCGGCATGCCCTTGGCGCGTGGTCCTGGCGTGATGGCCGTTGCCAACGTGGTGCTGGTCGCAGTCGGGGCTGGTCTTGTCGGTGTCGACGAGGCCGCACGGCTGCTTCGGGCACGGGCAGACGTCCTCGATGTGGGTGTCGCCGGGCCAGGACCGGCCGAGGTGGTAGCTCACGACGGCCGTCCCGGGATGACGGGCACGTGCGTCGGCCGGGCTGCCCGCAGCCGGTTGCGCTGGTCGAGCAGCCGGTCCCGGTCGGCGGTGTGGCCCGCGACGTGGCGCTTCCAGATCTTGTCGTCGAGGTCGCTGATCTCCTGCTCGGTGGCGAGCTGGGCGATCGCGTCGTCGGGCACCGACGGGAACAGGCCGGGGACGATGCTGAGGTCGTCGGCGCCGGGGCGGTCCACTGGCGTGACCATCCGGTTGACGACGCGGCGAAGCCAGACGCTCATCAGATCGACCCCGTTCCCTCGGTGAAGTCGGGCAGGGCGGGATTGCCATCGAAGCGGCCGAACAGGTGCAGCGCGAAGCTGTGGATGTTCACGTGGTCGCTCGGCGGCGCGAAGACCTGGTACGCCCAGCCATCGCCGAAGACGGCCGCGTGCAGCGCCTTCAGGTCGTCGTACGTCGGCATCGAGTCGGGCCGGGCGAACGAGGCGTGCAGCCACTCGTCACCGTCGTGCAGGCCGAGGGTGACGATCACCGAGGCGGCACCGTCGAGGCTCTTGTAAGCCCAGCCGTCCGGCCCCCACGGGATCGGCGTCGACCAGTTCGAGCGGCCGAGCATGCGGCGAATGTGCAGCGGTTCCAGTGAGCTAGCCACGGCCGTACCCCGCTCGCAGCTTGCGGTTGCGGTGCGGGGCGGAGCGCTCGGGCGAGTTCGGGTCGGCCACGCCGTTCGTCTCGATCGCGCCGGCCAGCAGCACGCACGGCTGGCCCAGCGCCGCCGCGCACGACGGGCACTTGCGGAAGCGGGCCCAGTTGACGGTGCTCACCGCTTTGCTCCCGCCGCCGTCAGTGAGTAGAGGTAGCGCCTGCCGTCGAGCTGGCGCGAGACCAGACCGGCGTCGCGCAGGAAGCGCAGGTCGCGGGAGACGTTGGTGTGCTCGCGGCCGAGGATGACTGCCAGCCGGATGGCGGTGGACTCGCCGGCGTGGAGGAGGTTGAGGATCGCCTTGCGGCAGGCGGACAGCTCACGCATCGGTGCCACCGCCCGGGACGACGTCATGGCCGTCGAAGCCGTCGAGGTCCGGGCCGACCGGGTGGCCGGCGGGCAGCGTGCACGCGCCGTCCGGCGTCGAGAACCCGCAGGCGGCCCTGGCCTTCGGCGTTGCGGCAGTCAGCTCCGATGCGGTCACGCGCTCGGCGGGGAACTCGTCCTCGATGCGCGTCTCGCCTCGGGCAACCGACTTGCCGATCACCGAGAGCTGGGCGACGTCGTGTTCCGTCCAGCGGCCCGAGTCGCGGCCGAGCTTCTGCTCCAGCTGCATCACGGACACGCCCTGGCGGCCGAACGCGGCGATCCAGTCCGCGATCCGCTTGGGCAGCGGCACTCCGCCGCCGTCGGCCAGCGTGCTGTTGCAGATCTCCTCGGCCTCGTCGACGAACCAGGGCGGCAGGATGGCCCAGATCGCGGCGCGCAGGCGGCGGGCTCCCATGTTGGCGTTGTTCTCGTAGATGTCGCGCAGGTCGGTCAGCTGCTTCTGGCCCTGCTTGGTGTCGCGGACGTGCGGCACGACGAAGATCTGCGCTGACCGGGTGTTCCGCTCGACATCCCAGGCGTAGGCCTGCATCTCGGAGTAGCCGCCGGCGTCGTCACGGCGCAGCTCGGCGATGCCGTACTGGACGTTGCCGAAGCAGCGGGCCAGCTCGCGGGCGAGGTGGACGGTGGCGCCGGTGACGTTGTTTCCGCCCCGGCTGTACCGGAAGAACGCGCGCTCGGCGAGGCGGATCTGGCGGCAGCTCTCGCGCATCTCGGCGAGGGCGGCCTGCATGTTGCGCGGGTTGGCCTGGGCGACGTGCACGGCAGCGGCGACCTCGGCGGCAGCGCGGGACTGCTCGATCGCGGTGGCCTGGCCGACGTGGCTCGGGGTGGGCACGACCGTCGCGGGCCGGTCGATAGCGTTGGTCATCGCGGGTCCTTCTTGCTCTCGTAGGCGTCGTGCAGCGTCAGGACGTGCTTCGAGGCCTGGAACAGCACGTCCTCTTCGGACGAACCCGTGAGGGTCAGGTCGGCGAGGGTGTCGGTGTCCATGCGCGGGTAGCCCTGGGCGTTCGGCTCCAGCGGCGTCATCTCGTCGAGCCGGATATTGACCTTGAAGTAAGTCACCAGATGACTCCGTTCAGTTCTCGGGTTTCCCAGGGCGGCAGCTCGGCCTGCACGACGTCTTCGGCGTAGCCCGGCCAGACGCCCGAGGCGGTGCACTCGGCGTAGGTGCGCAGCGCCTCGCGCATCCGGATCTCGCCCATCCGCATCGCGCTCTGGTCGGGTTGGAGCACGGTGACGAGGTAGGGCGGGGTCTTCTCCTGCGCGACCAGCAGCCCGACCGCCTGGTCGTCGCCGAGGTCGAGGGCGCGGATGCCGGCCAGGTACCAGGCGAGCTGGATGTGGTAGCCGTGGTCGGCCATGGCCCGGGCGAACTTGCCGGGCTCGGCGCTGGCGCAGGACTTGTAGTCCGGCACGACGAGGCGGTAGCCGGGCATCGGGAAGCGCAGCCAGTCGAGCAGGGCCCGGCACATGACGCCGGTCTCCTTGTCCTTCCAGATCAGCGTCTGCTCGGCCTGGCCGGTGCCGGGCTCGAAGAGCTTGGCCGCGAACGGGTGCTCACCGAGGGCCTGAGCCATGGCGATCACGGCGTCGTACTCGGGCCGCTTGAGCGGGATGCCGCCGTCTTCGCGGATGTCAGCGAGCTTGGCCTTGATCTCATTGGTGTCCCAGCGCGCCTTGTCGACGAGGACGAGGTCCGGGCCGCTGCCGAGCACCAGCTTGTGGGCGGCCGAGCCGATCTCCCAGACGCGCTTGGTCGGCCCGCCATGCTCGCGCTCGTACTGGAACAGCGCGGGGCACGACGGGGCGAGCAGCTTCCGGGCGCCGGTCGAGGACAGCTCGGGTCGGGCGTGGTACTCAGCCTCGGGCAGTTCATGGACGCCCGGGGCCAGCTCGACGGCGGTCACGACTCACCCCGGATCAGGTCGCCGACCTTCGCTTCGAGCGCCTCGGCCAGCACGATGGCCTCGCCGACGGTCGCGCTTCGCCGGCGCGGCTTGCCGTAGCCGGTCTCGATCTGGCCGATCGTGTACTCGGGCATGCCGACCCGCTCGCCCAGCTGGCGGCGCGACAGGCCACGCTTCTCGCGCACCTTCCGCATGCCGTCGTTGAACAGGTCGTCGAAGACCTGGGCCTGAATGCTGGCGATCCGGCTCATCGGGCCGCCTGATGGAAGGCCAGGCGGCAGTCGGTGACGTCGAGGAACGCGGCCAGGGCGGCCACCTCCTGCGCGGTGCTGAACGGCTCGGCGGCCCACAGGTGCACGGTGTGGAAGACGTCGACGACGGGCCGCACGAGGATGCCCTGCATGGCGAGCGCGGCGGTGACCCGGTTGGCGGCCTCGTCGGTCAGCTCCTTCGCGGGGCGCTCGATGACCCGGCCGTGCTTGACGCCCGGCTGCTTGATGACGGTCGTGTTCACTGGCCTGCCCTCCGCTGGTCGTCGAGCTGGCGCTCCTGGGCGCGTTCGATGCGGCGCTGCTCGGCCTCGCTCAGCGGCTCGCCCTCGTGCAGGGGGCGGTCGCGGTTGGCGTGTTCCTGCTGGGCGCGGGTGGGCTTGGCCATCAGGCACCGCCCTCGGGGTAGCGCGCGGCGCACTCGGCGTTGGCGCGGGCGTCGAACTCGGTGTCCAGCGCGGCCTTGAAGATGGCGAGGTTGAGGTCGTTGAAGACCATGGCCGTGCCGAGATTGCCCGCCTCGCGTTCGACGTCGCGGGCCTTGGCGAGGAGATCAGTGACCTGCATCAGCAGGTCGTGCGACGGGCGCTTCACGACTCGCTCCCGGCGTTCGGCGCGACGTCGTCGTAGATGGCGGCCTCGACGGGGTGGCGGTCGAGCGACGGCTTCGGGTCGGGGCGCGGGCCGAAGAACTCGGCGACCAGCTCGCCCAGTGCCTCGCGGGTGTTGTCCGGCTCGAAGAGCAGCTCGCCATCCCAATGCGTGAGGCCCAGCTCACGGCTGGCGGCGAGGCTCACGGTGCCGCTGAGCACCTCGCGGGTGTCGTCCAGCTGCATACGGCGAATACCGTCGTCACCCTCGTAGTCGCGGAGAGTGCGACCGGCCAGCGTGAGCGCCCACCCGGCGAAGCAGTACGAGGTGCCACAGCCCTTCGACCAGGAAGCCTGGTCCCACAGCTCGGGGTGCAGGTCGATCTGATCGAGCACCTTGTACGCCAGCTCGGCGTTCGGCGTGGTCATCGAGCGCCGCCGAACACGCGGCTCAGCATCGACGGGCGAACGTGGCGGCCGACGTAGCCCGACCCGCCCTCACGGCCCTGCGGGTCGCGGTGCTGGCCGACGTAGCCCTTCGGCTCCTCGCGCTCCAGCGGCACCAGCACCTTCAGGTTGCGCGGCTTCGGGCCGGCCGGGACCGGCGCCGGGTACGGCTGGGGCGAGCCGGTCGTGTCGGGCTGGAACTTCTGCGGCGGGCGGGGCGGCACCGGCATGGTGTCCGGGTGGGTGGTGTCCGGCAGGAAGAAGCCCTCGCGCTTCGGCAGCGGCACGACGAGGGTGTCGGCCAGGTCGGCTCGGGGTAGCGGCGACGGGCGCGGTCCGGGCGGCGTGAGGCGGACGGTGGCGCCTTCGTGGATGAGGCGCGGGTCTGTGTCGTGCGGGCTGGAGAGGGTCTGGCTGGTCATCGCTATATGTCCGTTCAGGAGGTTCAGCTGAAGTCGGTGAAGGTGGCCCGGGGGCTCGGCGCTCCCCGAGCCCCCGGGCCGTTCCGAGCGGCCTTCCCGGGGGGAGCTCCCGGCGCTCGGAGTTCGAGGGCCCGGACCGCTCATGGCGGTAAGCGGTCCGGGCCTGCCAGGCGCGCGGGGGCGCGCTGCCTGGCGTCCGTCGCGGCCTCGGGGAAGAGGAGCCGCGACGGGAGATCAGCGCTTGAGCCAGCGCCGCCAGCGGGAAGGCCGGGGCGGGTGGCGGTGGGTGCAGCCGCGAATGCCGGACAGCGGGCAGAGCGGGGCGGCGGCGGGGCACTCCTCGGCGGCCATCAGAGGTCGGACCCGCCGCGCAGCACCAGCTCCGCCGCCGCCAGGGCGTGGTCGGCCAGTCCCACGTCGGTGCCCGGCGCGACGATCACCTCGTGCTCGGTCCACTGTGGGATCCACTCGGTGGCCCGCGCCGACCCGGCCAGGTAGTCGAACGACCACGCCCGCCCGAACCGGCTGGCGAACATCGCCTCCCGGCACCCGTCGTACGTCGGCGCGACCACGGTCACGTAGTGGTCGAGCAGGTTCTTGCCGGTACCCGGGTCGGTCTGGCCATGGCCGAAGCTGAAGTAGGTGACGACCGGCGTCGTGCCCGCGAGCGGACCGCGCGACCGATCGGCCGCCTTGGTCAGGCCGCTCGCTTCGAGCTGGACGATCGGACCAACCGGCTCGTCGAACGGGGCGCCACGGCCGTGCTCGAAGTGCGGCGGGACGCGACCGGCGGCGGGCTGCGGGTCGGCCTCCGGGTCACGGCCGTACGTCAGGCCGGTCGGGTCCTCGACGCCCAGCTCGGCGCGCAGCTTCTCGTTCTCGGCGCGCAGCCGGGCGATCTCCTCGTCCGGGTCGACGGCGGCCGGGTCGGCGACGGCGTTGTAGATCGAGAAGGTGATCGGCCCGCGGCGTCCCTTTGCGGTGTGATGGAACGAGCCGCCCGACATCTCCCTGGTCTCGGCCTTCTTGCCGAGTAGGACGAAGGCCACCGTGTCGATCCCCTCGATCGTGGCCGCGCGCTCCTTCAGGACCGGCGGATGAGAGATGCGCAGCGGGTGAATGTCGATGTCGAAGCAGCCCGGCGCGGGCTGTCCGATCAGGTCAAGGCAGTCGTCGGCGATCTTCCGCAGCTCGGCGGCGATGTCGGCCCACACGCTCGGCTCGTTCGGCACGGGCCCGCTGGGTACGGTGGTGGTGTCCATCGGAGGTCCTTTCTGGTAGTCCGGTGGGTGAGCGGGCTGGCCGGGGCATCGGCTGGCCCGCATCTGTCTCAGGTGTGGAGCGCGCGGATGATCCGGGCCAGGACTTCGGCCTCGACCTCATCCGGGTCGCCGACGCGGCCGACCAGGCGGCGCTCGCCCTCGCCGAAGCGCGGCGGGCCCAGCGGCTGCGGGGTGCTGAAGCTGTCGCCTGGGCCGGGGATGTGGGACCCGGCACCTTCGCGCGCCGCCGTGGCAGGTGCGACGGGCGAGCGGGGCGACCGCTCCTCACCCGATGTCGGACGGGTGGTTTCGGCCGGCCCGTCAGGCCCAACCGCGGCCAGCGAAAAGTCCTGACGGGCCGGGTTCTTGAGGTCCGCCAGCAGCCGGTCGACCTCGTCGAGCAGGGCATCGGCGTAGGTGGCGTCGCTCGTCGGCGGCTTCGGCGGCGGGGTCGTGGGCGGCTTGTTCGGCGGCCGGGTGTCCGGCGGGCCAGCGGGGTCGCTCATGCCGCGACCGACTCGCCGAAGGCGCGGGTGTGCGCGGACTGCCACGTGGTCGACATGTCGCCGGCGGCGACCTCAGCCAGACGGTCGAGGTACTCGCGACGCTCGCGGTCCCGCTTTGCGAAGCGCTCGGTCAGGCCGGACATCTCGGCGTAGTAGTCCTCAAGGTCTTTGAGGGTCGCCTCGGTCGGCTCGTAGCGGTCGAGCGGGAAGAGCGTCCCCTGCTCGCCAACCATGTCGGCAACCGCGCGGGCGAAGTCACGCTTCCGCTCGGTGTCCGTGCGGTGGTCCGCGGGGAGGTCGCCGTCCTCGCCGGGAAACTGCGGGAAGTTCGCGTCGGCGAGATCGGACCACGACGAGAATTCGGCCACCGCCCGGCCGAATTCCGACTCGGTCCGGTAGGCCCGGGCGCACTGGAGTCGACGGCGGATCTCGCGCTCGGAGAGCTTGCGTCCAGCGGCCTTGGCGGAGGCGACGAGTTCGTCGGATCGGCCGGGCTTCAGCTGCGAGCTGCCCGGCGCGAAGGCGTCGGCGTCGCGGAGGAGGCGAAGTCCCCACATCCAGCGCTCGCGCATGCCGCCGGCGTCGGCCGCGGCGATCGCGTTCTCCTGGCGGATGTACTGCGTCGTCTTCATGCGACGGCCGTTGCCGGGGTGCCGGCCAGGATCGCGTCGATGACCTCGCGGCGGAAACGCCGCTGGCCCGACGGGAGCGTGATGTGGGAGAGCTTGCCTTCGCGGGCCCAGCGGTTGACCGTCTCGTCGCTGATCCCGCCCAGGGCGTCCCCAGCCTCCTTGGCCGTGAGAAGCTCAGGCCGCGAAGCTGGTTCTTGCGGGGGAACCTGTGTCATGGACAGCATCATGCTGTAAAGCAGGAACCTGTGTCAAGGACAGGTTCTATGCCATAGATGACGGATCATGTCCGATGCATTGCGATCTGTGCCAACGGCCGTAAGCTGTGCCCTATGACAGCCGTGCAGGGGGAGCCCAGACCCAGCAACCTGGAGCAGGGCTGGACCGTCGACGACAGCACCTTCGGGGCAAGACTCGCGCTGGTCCGGCAGCGGATGCAGTGGAACATCAAAGAGGCCGCACGCGAATGCGGCATCCCGGCCGCCTCATGGGGCACCTGGGAGAGCGGGGCCATGCCTCGCCGCTACACCGAGATGTGTCGGCTCATCGCGAACCGGACCGGCGCCGACTACGGCTGGCTGCTGGACGGACCGCGCCTAACGGGCAAAGCGGGCGAGATGCGTACTACCCACGGGTACTCGACGGTAACCGAACAGTCAGCAGGGCACATAGATCGCCCGCGTGACAATCGGCCGTCCAGGCAGCCTGGGGCCGCAGCCACGAACGCGGTCGCCCGGACGGCACGCGTCGCGCGCAGGCGTCGGTGAACCAGCCGATGCCCAGGAACGCACCGACGATGGATCGTCAGGACATGGAGATGGTGGAGCAATACCTCGAACACCTGCGCCGCGCCGGCGAAAGCCCCGAGCAGACCATCACTGACCGGCGGGGGATCCTCACCCGCCTCGACCGGGCCATGCCGTTCGGCCTGGGCCAGGTCTCCACCGAGGAGCTGTCGCGCTGGCTCTACCGGGACAGCTGGTCGCAGAACACGAAGGCCACCTACTGGCGCTGCCTCAGCTCGTTCTACAGTTGGGCGGCCGACGCGGCCGATCCGTGGATCTCGGCCAACCCGACCGAGGGGATGCCGCCGGTGCGCACGGCGGACAGCGTGGCGCGGGCGTGCACCGACGAGCAGCTGGCGAGGATCCTGGCTGAGGCGGCCCAGCCGTTCCGGCTGTGGGCGTTGCTCGCCAGCTATCAAGGCTTGAGGTGCTGCGAGATCTCCCGGCTCGACCGACAGGACATCACCGAGCAGCAGCTCTTCGCTAAGGGGAAGGGTGGCCGGCCTCGGGTCCACGACACCGATGCGGCCGTCTGGGCGGCGGTGAAGGATCTACCGCCTGGGCCGGTGGCGCGCGTTCCGGGGTCCGGGGAACGGGCGACACCGCACTACGTGTCCGTCTACTCGTCGCTGCACTTCAAGCGGAAGTTGAAGCTTCCTGTCTCAATGCACCAATTGAGGCATTGGCTCGGGACGACGATCCAGCGGGAGCATAAGGATATTCGCGTGACGATGGCGATGCTCGGCCACCGGCAGATGACCTCCACGCAGATCTACACGCAGGCCACCGACGAGCAGCAGCGGGCGGCCAGGGCTACGCTCCCCCGTTTCTCCTGAGCATGCGGATGCGCCGGCCCTTCGGTCCTTCGGCGACGGGCAGCTCGGCCGCCACCTCCATGCGAGGCGTGCACGAGTCGTCCAGATGGTCGACGTTGGCGACCACGAGGATCGACGCGACTCCGATGTGGAGAGCACTGAGTGCAGCGGCCCAGTCGTCACGGACGAGGGCGGCCAGGTCGTAGCCGCGGGCGGCGCAGTAGTCGATGCAGAGGCCCGCATCGGTCTCGAGATGCTTGGTCAGTACGAAGACAATTGCGCTGGTCAATGGGATCCCCACCTTCAATATGGAAGAGATCCAATGCTCGCCGTGTCGGATCGACGACACATCGGCGAAATAGGTTGGAAATAACCATCTGCCACGTTCGGGGGTCACGTTCGGTTAACTGACAGTCAACCTTCCGTACACAGAGTTTGACACACCGTTGTGATCTAGATCCTCTGTGTGCAATATGGCGCACCCGCTAGGAGATCTCCCACGGAGACCACCCGGGGCTATCGTCCCGCCACGTGGCCGCGCCGGACGTGATGGGGATCAGCGAGATCGCCCAGCGCCTCGGCGTCTCCCGCAAGTACGCCGAGGCGCTCGTCCGCGAGAAGGGCGCGCCGGACGGCACCAAGCTCACGATGGGCTGGGTCTACTCCACACCCGACGTGCTGAAGTGGATCGCCGAGCGGTTCCCCGAGCGGGCCTAGCGCAGGTGGCGCTGACGACGGCGCTCGTACCGGGCGTGCCGGTCAGGTGCCCAGCGGATGATCCGGCTCGTGACGGGCTCGGCTCCCCAGAAGTCGACCTGGTAGGCGTGCAGCCTCCGGGCCTTCGCCGCGTGCGCGGTGCACAGCAGGTGCTCGACCTCGAAGTTCAGGACGATCTCTGCGGGCGGGTCCGGGCAAATCTCGCAGCGCCGGCCAGCTTCGACCGCTTCGGCGACCAGGCGGGCGCGCAGCTCGGCCAGCTGCTCGTCGTCCATCTGGTTCGCGCCGTACGGGTCGCGGGGGTTGGTGGCCTCCGGCGCCTGCGGCCCCCAGGCCGCCGGGGTGAGTCCTCGCATCATCTTGCGGCCGAGCGTCAGGTCCTCGTCGTCTTCGAGCTCGGCCCGCGTCAGGCCCTTGTCGGTGCGTTCGGTGTCCGCCATGTCGCCTCCCCAGATTTGGGCGGCGACGGGCACCGGTCTGGGGGCCGGAACCCGCCGCCACCGAAGCCCGACCGTACTCGCGCTCATACACTCCGTACAGAGCCGTGTCCGTGGAATCAGGCTATGGACGGTATGCCAGTGCACGCACCCCTAGCGTCAGCCCATGGACAAGATCCGCTTCATGGGGGCGTCGGAGATCGGGCAGCGGCTCGGCGTCGGCCGGTCGCGGGCGCACGCCATCACCCGCGACCGCGACTTCCCCGCGCCGTACCAGACCCTGGCCATGGGCTCGATCTGGGACGCACGCGACGTCGAGGCGTGGATCAAGAGCCACCGGCCCGAGCTGGCCGAGGACCCCGAGGGGTAGGCACGAAAAAAGGCCGCCCCTCCCGAAGGAGGGGCGGCCGATCTGGTCGTGCGTGAAGGCTAGGTCCTCACCGGATGATGCTGCGCTCGTCGTGCTCGCTGATACTCCCGAGCCTTCTCGCGGACGAGTTCGAGGTTGGCGCGGTAGTAGCCGCGAGCGCGTTCGCGGTCGCACGTACGGCAGTGTCGACGGCCGTTCCGGTGGGCGGTGTTCGCCTCGTCGTACGGGTGACTGCGAGGGCAACACTCCTTGGCTGTGTTGATCGCGTTGAAGGTGTTCGGGCTGGCCAGAAGATTGACCTGAGCTGTAGCGGGGCGTAGATGGTTGACCCAGTTAACGCACCTGCGGTGCAGGCAGGCTATGCCGCCGGGGCAGTCCGATTCGTTGTGGCACTGATGGTCGATCTGCACGTCGGCGGGGATGGCTCCGACCTTCAACTCATAGACGGCGCGGTGAGCCATCCGCCCGCTCTTACCCCAGCGCCCGTAGCCCTTACTGCCAGGCAGCCCGGGCCAGATCCAACACGCATCCGGGTCGGACGTATCGATCTGCGCTATGCGCTCTTCCAGTGACCTAGCATTTGCCATGCTGACCCCCTACGGTCGGCCATGCCCCGGGGCGGCTGCAACCGTCGCCGGGGTCCAATCGATCAACCCAATTCTACCGCTGACGCACGCCCGCCGAATCCACGGAAGCCGTTACCTGGCTTCGAACGAAGGCGGCCACAGCGGCACCGACGAACGACATGAGGACAGCCTGCGCCTCGGCCGACAGGTCCAGGCCGAAGCCGACCGCCAGGGCGAGCAGCGCCTGCGCGACGCCGAGGATGGCCGGGACCTGGCCCTCACGTGCGACCCAGACCGCGACGATGAGCGAAGCGACCGCGGTGGCGCCTGCGTTCAGGTAGGCCTGCTGGTCGGCGGTCAGCTCGAAGATGAACGCGGCGGCGAGGCGCACGCCGGTGGCGAACAGCGTGAGCCAGAGGGCCGGGTCGCGGCTGAGGTTGAGCTGCATGGCTTGCTCCTAAGCGAGGAGGAAGTTAGGAAGAAGGGATGGTGCGGTTGATCCCGGACGGGCGCGGCGGGTGGCGCGAGGATGCGCCGGCCACCTGCCTTGCCGGGCACGCCGAGCTGGTGCCGAACTGGGAGCCGTGCCCCGGCTGCGGGGACATGGTGCGGACGTGGCCGTGCCGGGCCGAGGGGTGCGGGGCCGAGCTGCTCGTCGACGACGAGCACGTGCACGGGTCCGGCCGGAGGCGGGCGAGGTAAGCCCTTTCCAGCACCCTAGGGTGGCGCAATGCACCACCCTAGGGTACGGTCAAAACATGACGACCGTTGACGATGTGGCCGAGCTTGCCCGACTGTTGCTGACCCTGCCGAGCCTGCCCGCCGAGGACCGGGCGCTGCGCGCGCGGCGCTTGATCGATCAGGCCAAGACGACGCTTTCTCAGGTGGGCGACGAGGCGGTGGCAGAGTTGGCCGAGGCGACCAGCTACAAGCGGGCGGCGTACGACCTGGGCGTCTCCGAGTCGGCGATCAATAAGGCCGTCACCCGGCATCGTGCCCGCCAAAAGAATCTTGACGTCTAGCACCCTAGAGTATTGACTCTCCTCCTCCAGCACCCTAGAGTATTACTCATAAGGGCAAGCGATCGAGGGAGACGGAAATGACCACCAAGACCCAGCACTTCACCGAGGCCGAGGCCACCGACGAGACGATGCTCCTGCTGACCCGCAAGCTGCGCCGGCTCCACCCCGAGGCCTACGCGGACATCTGGTCGAAGCTGCCGGAGGGGGCGCACCGGGCGATCTACGCAGCCGAGCGGCGGGCCGACCGGCTGCGGGACCGCAACGACGGGCGGACCTGGGAGCCGGACGACTTCGACGAGGAGTAGGGGAGGCGGGGCCGGGAGACCGGCCCTTCCCTTTTAGATCGTTATGACACGTTTCAACTCATCGGCCGTTCGCCGTGGCAGGCGGGTCGATCGGGCCGACCAGCTCACGTAGCCGCTCGATCGTCATCCCCGGCCGCCAGGCGTGACGCCGCATGGACTGGTGCTCGGCTATCCAGTGATCGGCCTCGCGCGTCACCGCGTCCAGCTGCCGCCGCAGCTCCCGCACCTGGCCGCGCAGCTGCTCGACCTCATCGCGGGCGTCGCTCGCGTCTTGCCGCAGCTCTTTGACCCAGGCCAGGTTCGCCGCCTGCTCGTTCACGTCTGCGGTACGGTGCGCCGCCGCGGCCGTGATCGCGGCGACGCGACGCGACGCCCTGGCCGCGTAGAAGGCCGTGACGACCGACGCGGCCGCCGCGATCAGGGCGACGATGACGGGCGTATCCACGCCGCGCTCCTCTCGCCTTCCGGCTCAGCCCAGCCTGCGATGGTACCCACCAGCGCGGCGGTCCCCAGCCAGATCCCCGCGAACACGTATCCGCGATCGGCCTCACCGGCCAGCCACCCACCGAGACAGAGCAGGCCCCACCCGATCTTGAGGCCGATCGCGGACGCGTAGCCGATGGCGTCCCGGCGGCAGAATGCCTGCCAGAACAGCACCAGCGCGGTGAGCGCCCAGGCCAGCGACCATACCCACAGCGGCGCGAAAGCGGCTAGCCACACGTACAGGTCGGCGCGGCGGGTGCTCGCGTCGGGGAAGGCGAGGCTGGCCGCGATCACCGTGTCGACGAAGCCGAAGAACAGCAGCACCCGCCCCCGCTTGCCGAGGTGCACGAGACCTACTTGCCCTCGTTGAACGGGAAGCGCTCGATCACCTTGCCGTCGCGCACGGCCTCGGTGACCCGGGCCTCGGTGAGGTTGGTTGCGGTGTCGGACAGCATCGAGAACGGGCTGTTGCGGGCGCGGGCGAACACGGCGTCAGCAATGTCGGTGGCGGCCGGCAGGTCCGGCTGGGCGGCCTTGACCTGCTTGGCGATCTCGGCCGAGATCCACTTCTTGTCGTCGGCGGTCAGTGCCACGGGGATGTCCTCCAGGTGCCAGGAAGCCGTCGAGGCCTCGCGTGCGGTGTCGTAGCTCGAGCTGAAGTGGGCGTGCTTGTCGTGCGCGTTGGGGCCGGTGTACTTCTCCTGCCGCCAACCGTCGGACGCGGACCAGATGCGTCGGTTGAAGATGATGTAGCGCAGCCGCTTCTCGGCGCCGGACCGGCAGCGGGAGAGCAGGTGCTGCACGACGATCTCCATCGACAGGCCGGGCACGCGCAGGTCGGCGTCGACGTCCAGGGCGTGGACCTCGTTGCGGCTGTCGCCGTCCTTGCGGCGCAGCGCGTCGGAGATCTCGTCGGGCGTGTGGTCCGACGTGGACTCATGGTTCTGGTCGGCGATGGTGCCGTCGCTCGCTCTGTCCCGGCCCGGCGCGACCTCGTTGAAGTCGTCGCGCAGCCGGTCGAGGCAGGGCACGAGGATCCAGCTCGCCATGGGCTACCTCCTAGGTTGCGTACTCGTCGGCGTTGATCCCGGCCCAGTTGTCCCAGAGCTCGTAGCAGTTCTGCTCGAGCACGGCGTCGGCCTCGCCGGTGCCCACGTCGCGGGCGGCGATGGCAACCGCGAAGCGGACCATGTGCGCGAGCGGATCGTCGAACACTTCGACCGCCAGGGCGCGACGCTTCTGGTCGACGATCACCGTCTCGGCCGTCTCGGCGGTGTAGGTGATGGCCACCTGCATCGCGGCGATGAGCACGCGCTGCTGAAAGCCCGCGGTCTGGCTGACCGTCCACCGGCCGGCAAAGTCGGCCATCAGGACACCCGGCGCAGGTCGAGGAACGAGTTACCGAACACCTGGGTCGGCGTCACGTTGGACGTGTTCTGCGCCCACTCGACCTTGAAGTTCCCGGCCGTGCCGGCGGTGACGAGCTTGCCGAGCACGGTCATGATCTGGGTGCCCGCGCCGAGGCAGCCGAACACTTCGCTGCTGTTGCCGGTCATGGGGATGTTCCCGTTGTCCGCCGCCGTCGCCGCGGCCACGACCAGGCCAGTAGCCATGCCCGTGAACGAGCCCGACGTCGGCGTGCGGAACAACAGCTTCAGGTCGGCCGCCGTGGGGCCGCCATAAAGGATCATGGCGTGAACCGTGTAGATCGCGTTGGCCTCGACCGGCACGGTCAGGTCGTTGTCGTCCTGCAGCGTGGTCGACGACGGCACCGACTCGGTGGCCGACTTCGTCGCGTAGTTGACGTTGACCAGCCACGAGTTGAAATCGGTCGCGGGCGGCACGTCGAGGGTGGCGTAAACCGGCTTGGCCATCGGCGCTCCTCAGAAAGCGATCGGGGTGACACCGACACGACCCCGGGTGGGGTGGCCGATCGTGAAGTAGCTCGACTTGTCGGCGGCCTCGAGGACGAACGCCGACGTCCACGACTCGCCGTTCGACTCGTGCTCGAAGCCGCGGATGAAGCAGTCGCCGGTGATCGGGTCGCCGCCGCCGGCCGGACGCCGGACCACGGTGATGCGGTCGCCGAAGTAGCGGCCGAGGCGCTGCGGCCAGATCACGCCCTCGTCCTGCGGAGTGGGCGTCAGGAACATGAGCCGGGCGAAGCGCCGGGTCGGGTCCTTATAGCGGAACAGCACCTGCTTGGCGTAGTTCAGCGCGACCGCGTCGGTTTGCATCGTCAGGTCGGAGCGGTCGAAGTCCTTGATCAGGAACCGGGCCTGCGCCGCCAAGTCCTCGGCGGTCTGCACCGCTCCGCCGACGCGGGTGATGCTGACCCGGTTGGCCATCGTCTCGTCGGGGCTGGTGCGCGCGACGTCGGCGTACGGCAGCTCGTTGTCGAGGTCAGTGAGCAGGACGTCGTCGAGCTGCAGCAGCGTGCCCGTCGCCGGACTGCCGGACAGCGTCGGCCCCCACGTCATCGTCGCCGCTCCGGCTGGAGCGGTCGCCGTATCCGTGATCTGCGTCCACACGCCGGCTGACAGGGCCGTCACCGGATACGTGCCGCCGGAGAGGTACGTGCCGCCGGCGTCCTGCCAGTCGATCGCGCAGACGACGTTGCCGGCAACAGGTCGGCGCACCCACATGGTCACCTGGTAGCGGTGGCCCGGCGTCACCGGGAAGCGTGCCGCCCGGACGTAGGCCTGCACCGGTGAGCCGACCACGGTCAGTTCCAACGCGCCCGTGCCGTTGAAGGCTGTGGCGGTCGTGGCGACCGACGCGTTGGAGGTGGTCGTGAAGCCGGTGATGCCGTCCTCGAAGTCGTACGACGGTGTCGGCACGTAGCCGGCGTCGCCGAACGTGGCCTGCGAGGCGGCCGACGCGGCGCGGTTCAGCACCGACTGGCGATCTTGGAAGACGGCTCGGCCCAGCTGGTCGACGAAAAACTCTCCCAGCTCGGTGTCCTGCGTCAGCTGAAGCTCGGCCAGTGCCTGGCCAGACAGATCGGTCACCTGCACCGTGGTGATGCCCGGGTCGATCACCCGGTCCTCGATCGGCCAGCTGACGCTGTTGAGGATGCGGGTGATGCGGGCGCCGGTCGTCTCGCCGCCGCCGCCGGACGCGGCACCGGGCCGCTTCTCCGTGGCCCAGACCTTGGTCGCGTCGGTGGCGGTGAGCGTGCAGTACGTCCAGTCGTTGCCGACGTACTCGGGCACCCAGTCGTCGGCGAAGCCCTGCCAGATCGGGTAGGCGACGCCAGCCCACTCGCCGGTGATCCGCACCCGTACCATCGGCAGGATCTGCGTCAGGCCTGCGCTGACGTACGGGCCGGCCAGGTTGTCTGGGTCGAAGCGGCGGTCGCCGTCGTTCAGAGTGATCGTCGCAGTGCCGGGGCCGTAGCGGCGGGTCGGGGCGTTGCCCTCGCTCGCGCCCAGGCGGACCGACCAGTTCCGCACGTACGGGGTGATGTCCGTCCAGACCTCGCCGCCGATGGCGTCGACACCGACCCGGCCGCGCAACGGGTCACCGATGACGAACACGGCGCCGATGTCCGGGCCGGCCAGGCCCACCTCGACCCGGACCGTCGGCAGCGTCATGATGCGGCCAGCACGGTCTGACCGCGGACCACGATGCTCCCGCCCGCGGCGAGGAACGGCTTGAGTGCCTCGGCGACCTGGCGGCCGTACTCGACCGGGTTCACGCCGGCCGTCGACGGGAGGTTCAGGTTGAGGACCGTCGTGTTCCCGCCGCCGCCCCCGCCGCCGCCCGCGGGCTGCCAGTTCGGCATGACCCGCTCGGGCTGGTAGTTCTCGCCGAGGGAGTACGTGGCGCCGGACGCGCCGATCCCATAGACCGGCTCGCGGATGGTGCCGCCGTTCTGCATGGCGATGTGGATGTGGTTGCGGTGGGCGTTCATCAGGGAGCTGTTGAACGAGCCCTTGTTGCGGCCGCGGGTGTAGGCGTAGTCGCGGCGGTTGGTGCGATGGATCAGTTCGAGCGGGCCCTGGGCGGCAAGGAACTGCGCCAGGGCGTCCATGTTGTAGCCCATCCAGTCGACCGCGCGACCGGAGCCGTGCCACTTCGGGTCGCCTGCGCGGTACGCGTTGCCGAACGAGCCCATCTTCGGCCCGGACTTGATCAGCTTCACGACGTCGCGCCAGACGCCAGAGTCGCCGCGCTGGGCCGACGGGGAGGACGGCCAGTCCTTGCTGAACTGCGGGACGATCAGGGCGAGAGCTTCCTGCATCGACAGGACCTTGGTGTGCGAGACGTCGGCCGGGAACGGCATCACCGGACCGCCGCGGGCGAAGCCGGGCGTCTCGTCGCTGAACTGCATCCGCTTGCCCGAGCGGATCGCCCGGCGCATCGCCATCACGGCACCCTGGCCGCCGAGCGCGGCCACCTCGGCCGCGGTCATCACGTGCTCGCCGTTCGACAGGTACGCCGCGATCGAGTCGGAGGTGGCCGTGCCGGGGCCGGTGACCGGGCCGCCGGTGTGCATGAAGCGCGCCTTCTCGCGGCGGTCCTCGGCGACGTCGTTGGCGCTGGCCTTCGGGTGCGACAGCTTGTACTGCGCCGACATCACGTCGAGCAGCCGCTTCTTGACCTCCGCGTAGCCCTGAAGCTTCAGGTTCGCGGTCCAGTTGCCGTCGAAGCCCTTGGCCTTGTCCCAGGCGGCCTTCAGCTGGGCCTCGGCCTGCTTCGCACCTGGTGCCGAGGCCTTCGCTGCGTACGGGCCGGCAAAGCCGTTGGCCGCGGTGTACGCCTTGTCGAGATCGACCTTGGCCTGCTTCGCCCCAGGTGCCGACGACTTCGCCTCGTACTTCCCGTCGTAGGCGTCAGCGGCCTTCTTCGCCGACTTGAACTGGCCTTCGAGGTTCTTGATCTTCGCGTCGGTCAGGCCCGCGGCCTTCAGCGTGTCGCGCAGCGCCGGCGTCATCTTGCCGTTGAAGCTGTTGCCGAGCGCACCGACGGCGGCCTGCAGGTCGATGGCGGCCACGGCCAGGTCGCGGTTGGCGGCCTTGGCCTCCTTGCTGTTCTTGCCGTGCTCCTTGGTCGCCTTCGACGCGTTGGTCTGGGCCTCGGCCAGCTTCTCCTGCGCGTTGATCAGCCCGAAGACCGGGTTCGTCTCGGCCTTCATCATGTCGGCCAGCTGGGAGAGCGCTTCGCGCTGGCCGTCGGCTGCGGCGGCGGCCGCGTCGGTGGCGGTCTTGAACTCCTCCTGCTTGTCGGCCGCACCTTCGAGCGACTTGCCGAGCCCGTCGGTCTTGGCCGCGGCGTCGCCGGTCGCCTTGCCGGCCACCTCGAGCGCGGCCGCGTACTGCGGGAACTGCTTGCGGAACTCCTCCATCGACACGCCGCCGGTGGCCAGCTCGGCGGCCAGCTTCTGGAACACCTGGTTCGCGGCGGTCGCGTTGCCGGACTGCGCCATCTGCGCCAGGGCGGCGTCCATTGAGGTGATGCGCTCGCGGGTCTTGGTCAGCGAGGTGTTCGTGCCTTCGAGTCCGGGAACCAGCCCTTCAAGGCCGTCCTGGATGTTCTTGACGGCCTTGCGGCGGCCGTTGTCGGAGTCGGCCAAGAAGTCGAAGCCGACCTTCAGGTCCTTCAGGTCGTCGCCGAGCACGCGCGAGGCCTCACCGGCGAGCTTGCCGCCGGACGCATACTTCTCTAGGCCGGTCGCCATCGCCTCGACCTGCGGCTTCAGATCGTCCTGGAACTGCTTGACGATCGCGCCCGCGGCCTGCAACCCGGCGAACACCAGCCCCGCCTTGGTGGCCGCCGACGTCACCTTCTCCAGGCCGCGGGCGGCGCGCTCGCCGCTCGGGCCGGTCGACTCCAGCTCGGACCGGAACTCGGCCATGCCGCGGCGCGACTTAACCCAGCCTGCGGCCAGCAGTGCCGCGGCGCCGCCGACGCCGGCCAGGATGGTGGCCGAGCTGGTCACGAACGAGGGCAGCGAGGCGATCCCGTCGACGATGCCTTCGAGCACCTGCACCAGCTGGCGCAGGCCACCGTTCGAGGCCGAGCCGGCCTGGATGGCCATCGTCTCGATGCTGCCCTTGAGCCGCTCGATGTCGCCGGCCAGGTTGTCGGTCAGCAGGGCTGCGGTCTCCTGCGCGTAGCCCGCGTCGTTGACCTTGTCGATCCACTGCTGGACGCCCGACGAGCCCTGCTCGTACATGATGCTGGCCGCGCGCGTGGCGTCGGCGCCGAAGATCTGCGCCATGGCCGCGGCCCGGGCCTCGGGGGTGAGGTCCTTCAGTGCGGTCTGCAGCTGCCCGGCGAACGCCGTCAGACCGACGAACTGGCCCGACGAGTCGTAGAGACTGATGCCCAGCTCTTCCATCAAGTTCTTCGACTTTTCGGAAGGCGCCTGGAGCATGAGCAGCATCTGCTTGAAGCTCGTGCCCGCGTCGGAGCCCATCAGGCCCGCGCTGGCAAAAGCCGCCAGACCGCCGGTCGTCTCCTCGATGGAGAGCCCGGTCTGGGCGGCGATCAGGCCAGCCTGATTGAGGGCCGCCCCCATGTCGTGGACCGTGCCCTGAGCCTTGCCGGCGGCAGCCGCGAGCAGGTCGGCGACGTGCGGGATGTCCTTGCCCTTGAGCTTGAACTGCGTCATGGCGCTGGCCGCGATCTCAGCGGCCTCACCCACCTCGAGCTGCCCGGCGGCAGCCAGCGACAGCGCGCCGTTGAGGCCACCGTTGAGGATGTCCGCCGTGGCGACACCAGCCTTGGACAGCTCGGTGATCGCATCAGCGGCGCCGGTGGCCGAGTACTGGGTGTCCTGGCCGGCCTGAAGCGCCGCCTTCCGCAGCTGGTCCATCTCGGCGGCCGAGCCGTGCGTGGCGGCCTTGACCGCGGACATCGACTTGTCGAACTTCAGCGCAGCGTTGACCGCGTAGCCAGCCATGCCGACCAGGCCGAGGCCGACCGCGCCGACCCCGTCGGCAACCGAGTCGAGGCGGCCGGCCTTGGCGGCCTTGTCCATCTCGCCGACGAAGTCCCGCGTCGAGCCACCAGCCCGGCGCATGTTGGCCATGTATGAGGAGACGTCGGCGGTGAGCCGGACGCCTACGGTGCGCAGCGCCACCTGGTCACCTCTTCCGGATCTTGGTGCCCCAGAGGTGGGCCGGGCGGTTGGGGTGTTCCTTATCGCCGTACGTAGCGCGCTGCTGTTCGAGGAGGTCGCGGGTGGCCCGGCAGGTCTGCCAGGTCACCTCAAACTGCGTCGCTCCGGGCTTGGCCTCGTCGGAGGTGCACAGGTCGATCGGCCGGGCGCACCTTGGGCACAAGCCGTCGCGGTAGAGCGCCAGGGCGAGCAGCTCGCCACGGTCCAGCTCGGTGAAGCGCGGCTCCCGGACCGTCACCGAGCGGACGAGTCGGCCGTCGTCGTCGTACTCGTGCTCGGTCACCTCGACCGGCTCGCGGCCGTCGAGCTGGCTCGGCGCGATGCCGAGCCGCTCAGCGACTTCTACTCGGCGGCGGTAGCCCGCTTCGCTCTCGAAGCGGCGCGCGAGAAAGGGACGTCCACCTCGCCGCGGTTCAGCAGCCAGGCCGCTCCGGCCAGGTCGCCGAACTGCCGGTCGGTGAGGACGTCGGCGAGTGTTGCCCAGTCGTCCGCGTCCATCTCGGGGTCGACGACGGAGCGGCGGATCAGGTCGTCGTAGAACGTGGAGACGTCGATCTCCAGGCCGCGGTCTTCCTCGACGATCTCGTTCTGGTCGTCGCGCCGCGGCGGGTGGTCAGCGAGCAACGCCCGCCAGGCCGGGCGGGGCAGGGCGCGCACGGTGAACACGGCGACGTGCTCGCGCATCTGGGCTTCGAGAGCCTCGATGCGCTCGACGATCTCGCCGGTGCCGCCGCCTGCAAGGCTGTCGGCCTGCTTGCGCTCGGCCTGCTCCAGCTCGCGCTCGGCGTCCTCGTGCTCGGCGACCAGGTCACCGCGCAGGCAGATCTCGACGGTGCGCTCGGGCAGCTTGGCCTCGGCCAGCATCGTCTTGAAGTTCTTCATGGTGCCCTTGCCACTCATGCGTCACGCTCCGCCCTGGCGTCGCAGGGGCCGCTGTGGGCGTAGTGCAGGCGGCAGGCTTGGCCCTGGGCGCCGGAGCATGGACCCTTCAGCTCCAGCAGCTCGCGCTCGCGGTCGGCGAGCACAGCCTTGGTGGCGGCCAGCTTTGCGGCGTAGGCCTCGGCGTTCTCGGCCACCAGACGCACGGCCACTTCTCGTGTTGCCATCGTTCTCCTACCCGAACGTCCCGAACTGAGCGCCCGGCCACGGGTTCGGGGTCCGCGGCCGGGCACGAAAAAACCGCCCCGGTGTCCGGCGGCGGCAGAGTGAGTCGGTGCTGGGTTACGCGACGGCGGCGCGCAGTGCGGGCGACGCGGTGATCTTGATCGGGATCTCGTACCGCTCGACCGAGTTGGGCTCCGGGTCCATGCGGGCGACCTCGCCACACAGCGCCGGGTAGACCTCCAGCCCCTGCGCCGACGCGTACGCCGTGGACTCGGCGATCGACCGGCGAATCACCAGATAGCCCGCGGTGTCGCGCACCAGCGTGGTGAAGATCGTGTCCGTGCCCGACTGCTTCTTCAGTCGCAGCCGCGTGTTCGAGAACGACGACCGGCCGTTGACCATCGTGTTGAAGGTCGATGCGAGCGAGCTGGTGTCGACGTCGGCGGTGTCCGGCTGGAGACCGGTCAGGCCGTCGGCGGTGAGCGTCGCCTGCAGTTGGATGCCCGCGTTCAGCTCGGTCGTCGTCGGGGCGTTGATGTTGGCGATGCTGGTCACCCAGCTCACCCTCGTTTTTCCATCCGCTGTGATGTCCGGAATCTGGACCAGCCTCCTAGTTCAGGCCGGGCAGAGTCCCGGCATTTTCATCTCGATGAACTGCGACGAACCGCCGCCTTGTGGCAGGTCCGGCACTGACGACACCTGGGTCGATCGGGCCGGTGGTAGGTGTTTGCATCGGTGAATTCGTGACCCTGCTTGCAGTGGGTCTTCCGTGAGTTGCGTGCTGCGATTCCGTCGCCACGCAGGACGTTCTCTCGCCAGGTCACCGGCTCCAGATGCCAGGGATTGACGCAGGCCCTGTTACGGCAGAGGTGGTCGAGTGCGAGCCCTTCAGGCACCTCGGAACGGAAGAACTCGAAGGACCAGCGATGCGCTGTTACGTCTCTACCGAGGAGCCTGAAACGGCCGTATCCATCGCTGACCGTGGAGGTCCACAGCCAGCAGTCGTCCCACTCGGCCGCCACGGCCACGTGCGTAAAGAAGCGGTCCGCTACGGTCGGCCGGACAGGGCCGGTTCGGGTTAAGGTCTCCATGTCGTTCCTCCAGCAAGGAATGGCCATAGCCCGGGGGTGTTCGCGCACCCGCCGGGCCTTTACGTCACTTCGTTGGGGCGGAGTCCGCCTTGGTCTGGGTGGTCGGCTTGGCCGGCTCGGCGACCGGCTGGTCGACGAGGACGGGATCCTTGGTGGCGTCGTACGGTGCCGGCGGCGGACCGGCCTTCCAGCCGAGGCCCGAGTGGAGTTCCACCGCGGCGTACGGCAGGCGGCCCGGCAGGATCTCCGGGTTCTCGTTGACGACGTGGACCTGGTCGGTCGGGCCAGGCTCGGCGGCCTCGCTCCAGCCGCGGACCTTGGTCCACTCATCGCGCTGATCGGCACCCTCAACCAGGGCGTAGACGCCCTCGGTGTCAGCGATCCAGTAGTTGCTCTTGGGCACGGCGATCTCCTAAGCGGTGTACAGCTCGCAGGTCACGCCGGTCAGCGCGCCGGAGAAGGTGACGGTCACGACGCCGGACGCGTCAGCGGCCTGGCGGGGGATGAGGATCATGCGGACGCCGGTAGCCGGTGCCGCGACGGGCGTGACCGTGCCGGGGTTGCTGATCGCGCTGAACCCGGGGTCGAGGGTCGCGACGTTGGTCGCAGTGCCCGTGGTGATCACCCGCAGGAACCAGCCGTTCGGCCCGGCGGTCGAAGCGGGAATCGTGTCGGACGCGGCCGGCGTGTAGGCCGAGGGAGTCGTGCCGGTCGTGACGACCGACTGCGGGGTGCGGAGCGCCATCCCGGCGCACCTCCTTCTGCGAATTCGGACAGGGAGTTACGCCAAATGGCTGACAGTGATCAAGGGCATGCAGGCCGTACGGTGATCGGCATGCAGACGAAGTCGGTATCGCGCTGGTCGCTGAGCTACACCGGGAATCGCGTGATGTTGGCGGTCGCCCTCGGGCTGCTCGCGTTCGTGACGACGGGCAGCCTGTTCGGCACCATCGCCGTCGCCCTCATCGCGTTCGTCGTCGCGACCGTCTTCTTCAAGCCGCGCAGTTAGGCCGGCACCGAGCGCCAGCCGTAGACGTCGCGCTGGTTGAACACCGTCCAGCCAGGGATGTCCTCGTCGCGCTGCGGTGACGTACCCTCCAGCCAGCGGATCGGGAAGCACGAGCGGTCCGGCACGACCAGCGTCTTGTTGAGCAGCTGCGACCGGACCCGGCCGGCCACCGCGCGGGCCGACTTCGCCGCCTCGCCCGTCGTCGTCTTCGCCGAGCTGCCGACGCACTGCACGTACGCCCGCGCGTCGATCACCTCGGAGTCGAGCGTTAGCGGCACGGCATCCGGGGCCATCAGCCCGTCGGGCGTTTCGATGTAGAAGTAGACCAGCGCGAAGGCGGGCGCCGGGCTGTCCGGGACCTCGCCGTCGTAGACGGCGAGGGCGGGCGATCCGGGGGCCGCGCGCAGCAGGGTGAAGAACGCGTCAGCCAGGTCGTTGATCGGCCAACTCACCGGTCGAGACCCTTGACCGCCAAGGCCTCCATGGCCTTCTCGAACCGGGGCATCTCCCGCTCGGCGGCCGGGCGCATGTACGGCTCCGGCGCCGTCTTCAGCGCGCCGTACTCGGGGATGTGGCCGAGCTCGCCCTGCGGCTTCGCGTGGTCCGGGCCAACCTCGGCCCAGCCGCCGCCCGGTGTTTCGTGCGAGTCGTACGTAATCGCGGTAGGCAGCCGGGGGAAGTGCTTCGAGCCGGACCGGCGCCGACGGGCATCGGTCTTCACATTCAGCGCGCCTTTGGCCACGACCTTGCGCGCTTCTTTCGGCGCGACACCGGCGGAGTCGACCAGCAGGTCGGCGTACGCCTCGACCTCGGACGTGTCGAACTTCAGCGACTGCGCCATCAGGACCCCGTCTTCTCCAGGCACTGCACCCGGCGGCTGGTCTTCTCGGTGGCGTGCGCCAGGTCGTGGACCAAGAACACGCGGCCGACCAGATCGGCGTCGTGCGCGGCCGCGGTCATCGTGATCTCGTCGCCCACCTGCAGGCCCTCGGTGCCGACGACCGGCAGCTGCACCTCCAGGCGCAGCAGCAGCAGGCGATCCTCGCCGACGTCCTCGGTCTGCGCCTGGGCCTGGGCCTGCTGGACGCGGCACTTACCGGCGTACAGATCAGTCCAGGTTTGCCCGGTCGGGTAGCCGGTGTCCGGGTCGGTGCCGCCGGCGTCCGCCCGGCGGATGGTGCAGGCATCGACCATGCCGAGCTCGGCGGCGAGCCGGCCGCGGGCGAGGACGCTCTCGCGGGACATCAGATTCCGGTGGCGTCGAGGGTCAGCGCGCCGATCGCGATGGTCAGCTGGCCCTGCGAGGCGAACACCTCGGGGATGACCTTCTCGAAGTACAGCTCCCCGCCGCCGAGGCCGGTCACGTCGACCGCCGCACCGCCCGAGGTCGTGCTGACCTTGAAGCTGTCCGAGGTCGCGTTGACCACGTGATACAGCGTGCCCTCAGTCAGGCCGGTCGCCAGCGTCGTGGCGAGCACGTTGAACAGCTGCACCCGGTCGTTGTTGACCAGGCCGTGACCCGGGCTCAGGAACTGGTCGTTGGTCAGCGTCGTATCCACCGAGGCGAAGCCACGCACGGTGCTGCCGTTGATCGGCGAGTAGCCGCGGTAGTTGCCGGTGTTGCCGGTGCTGGCGTTGAAGTAGAGCAGGAACCCGTACGAGCCGGCCGGGAGGTCGATCGTCAGGGCGCCGGTGTTCTGCTTGATCGCCGCCGCCGCCGCGCCCCAGGTGACCGCCTGCCGCGCGTACGCCGGGCTACCACCGGTCGCCTCGGTGCCGGCGTAGTTGGTGCCGGTCCCCGGGTCGGTCAGGTTACCGACGCCGACGTGCGTGATCTGGGTGGCGGACTCGTCGAGCGCGTCCAGCATGACATTGAGCGCGGGAACGTTGAACGGCACGGCGACTCCTTCAGGGCCTGGGCGTGATACCGGCGAACGGCCGGGGCGTGAGGCCGTCGGACGGCCGGATGGTGACGCCGAGACTCGGCCGCAGGGTGATGCGGCGCAGACTCCGGTAGCTGGTGAAGGCGGCAACGCAGCGACCGGCGACAGGACGTGGACCTTCGGCCTGTTCGCCTTGGGCGGTCGCGGCGATGGCCGCAACAACGCGGCCCGCGGTGGCGACTCGCTTCAGCCCTACGGCACGTGCGGCCGAGGGCGTTGCGGTCCGTCCGGTGACCGGGGTTCGCCGGATTGTCGCGGCGCGCGCGGTCGTCGCGGCGGTGGTCGAGCCGGTCGCCCGGTTGATCCGCGAGACTGAGGCCCGGGCGGTCGCGGCGAACGAGCAGCGCGCAACCGCAGGCTTCGCTGCGCCCGTCGTGAGGACCGTGGCTGCGACAGTTGCCGTGGCGGATGCCGGCGTTTTCCGTACGGTGGCTGCGATGGCCGAGGGTGCGATCGTCGCGCGAGCTGAGGCGACGGCGGCGTGCTTCGTCGCGGCAGAGGTGGAGGATGCGGCGACGGTGCGCGCAAGCCCCGGCGCCCGGTGAACCGAGACTGCCCGGCTGGTGATCGCGGCGACAGCCCGCCCGGACGAGGGGGCGGCCTTGCGGGCGGCGGCGGACGGGCGGACCGCGGCGACACATCGGCCGACGATCGCGACCACCTTGATCGCGGCGGACCGCGGGGAAGCGGCGAGCGTCGTGCGGCCGACCGACGCGACTCCCGAGCTGGCCGGCTCGAAGACCACGTCGGCGAAATAGCAGCCGTTGTTGAACGTCGAGTCCGGAAAGTCGACGGCGAAGTTGCCGTTGAAGTATCCACCGGGCGCCGGCGTCGACAGGTTCGCGCCGTTGCTCTTCGGCCAGGAGTACGGCGTCGTGCTGACGTAGTGGTCGGCGATGAACACCGCCGCGGTGTAGCTCTGCCCGGCCGTCACCGCGACCGGGGCCGCGAACGCCACCTGCACCCACTGCGCGCCCAGGCCGGCCAGCGACTGCGTGGCCGAGCCGATCTGCGCCTCGTCGCTGTTGCGGAACAGCAGGAACGTGGTCGTCCCGGTCGGCGGGTTCGTCGGCACGTACCAGCGGATGTGCGTGACCGTTCCGCTGACCGCCGGGGTGAACCGGGTGCCGAGCGTGTACGGGCTGTTGTCGTTGTGGCTGACGGTGGCCGGGACCTCGGCGCCGAACAGGTTCTCCGCCACGACGGCCCCCGATCAGACGATGCGGACCATGGCGGTCATCGGTGGGACGCGGCGACCAGCTGGACCGAGCCGTTGCCCGACCGGCCGTACGCCCGCTTCAGCGCCCGGGCCAGCGGGCCCTGCGGGTCGAGCGCGGCCTCGATGGCGACCGACACTCGCGCGTATTTCACGGAGTAGTCGTCGATCTGCTCCGACTCAACCGGGCCGGAGCCGCCCGCCGCGCCGTAGCCGGTCTTCGCCAACTCGAGCACGACGCCGCGGGCGAGCTGGAGCTTCTGGTGCCCGACCGGGTAGCCGTGGGTGTAGACCACCGTCACGGTGGACGGGGCGTTCCAGTACGGCAGCGTCGCCGACCGCCAGCCCATCGACCGCCACAGCCGCCCCCTCGACAGCTGCGACGTGAAGTCCATGACCGCGGTCGCGCCGACGGCCGCCGAGGTGACCGCGGTGACCGGGCCCTCCGGCAGGCGCAGGTACGGGCCGCAGTCGAGGGCGTCGAGGTCGAGCGTGATCTCGTCGCCGACGACCTCGATAATGCGCTGCTCGGCCGCCGCCTGAACGGCGCCGGTCGCGATCTCGATGGCCAGCGTCGCCGTGGCCGTATCAACGGAATCGACCTGCATGGCGGAGGCGAGCTCCGCGGCCGTCACGAGCATGTCGGCCATGGAGCCCGCCTCTCTATGTAGGTCAGCGCTGAGCGACGCCGGCGGCGCGGGTGGCCGCCTCGCTCTGCGCCTTGCGAGCGGTTTCGGCCGCGTCGTCGTCGGTCTCGGGCGTCGGGGCGCCCGAGGTCACACCGGCGATGGTGTAGTTCTCGTTGGGCGTCGGGTCGACCTCGATGCCGCGGAAGCCGCGAGCCTCGTCCTCGTCGACCTGCTTCTGCACGTCCGCGGCGGACGTGTCCGCAGCGATCGCATCGGCCCTGGCCTTCTGGCCGGCCGGCGTGGTCTCCGGGTGATCGTTCTTGGAGCTGATCGCCATGGCGCTCTCCTTACGCGTACGTGGCGGACACGGTCACGCAGACCAGGCCGCCCGGGTCGGCGATACCAGTACCCACGGCGGTCGAGTTCCACTGCAGGATGTCGCCGGCGGCCACGACCAGGTTGGCCGGCGTGCCGGACAGCGTGACCGTGTTCTCGTCGGCCGCGGCCGCGTTGACGCCGGAGTTGTACTGGATGGTCGCGACCACCGTGCTGGCCACGCCGGTCTGACCCTTGTTGATCAGGGAGACCGAGCGGGTGTTGGTGTTCGCGCCGGTGATCGCGGTGACCGGGGCGTAGGTCACCGCAGAGACGGTGCCGGCCGAGTCGACGCGGAACACGTTCTGGTTGAGGTTCGAGCCCGCGGTCGCCTGCGGCTGAACGGGGTTCTGGTAGACCTTGCCGAAAGGTGCAGTCATTGTTCAGCTCTCCGATCAGGCGAGGTTCAGGCGGGCGACGGGGTAGCGGGAGCCCTCGGTCGGCTGGTCGTAGTTCAGGAGGTTGGCGACCTGCCAGCCCACCCGGAAGGTCAGGCGGAGGGCCGTCATGTCCTGCTGGGCCAGGTTGTAGATGATCTGGCCAGTGTTGTCCTGGATGACGGCCTCGGTCAGCACCTTCATGGTGATGTCCTGGCGGACACCCACCACGAAGTTCGACCAGTCGCCGACGAACAGGCGCGGGGCGCCCGAGCCAGTCGGCCACAGGCCACGCATCGGGTAGACGATCGGCGAACCGTCGATCGACGCCAGGTCGCCGGCCACGCGGTCACCGTCGAGCCGGTCGCCCTGCGAGTTGCGCGCCTGACGGAACTGCGAGCGGGCCGAGCGGTTCGCGACGACGCCGGACATGTCGTAGCCGTCGGTCTCGATCAGCGCCAGCGTCTCGTCGAAGTCACCGAAGAACCCGCCCTGAGCGGCCGTGTTGCCCTCGGTATTGACATTGCCCGCGGCGGTCGCGGCCGCGGCGACGTTCGTCGGCCAGGTGCCCGGCGCGTTGGTGCCGAAGAAGACGGCGGAGTCGAAGCACCGGTAGAACGCCTCGACGAGGTACGGCATCATCTCGTCCCAGATGTTCAGCTCAACGTCGGCGACGACGTTGTCCGGGACCGGCACGATGGCCGCGATCTCCTCGATGTTCAGGTACTTGTTCGTCCAGTTGACCTCGGTCGTCTGCTTCAGACCGGTGTCACCGTTGACGAAGTAGGCCACCGGCAGAGCAGAGAGGACCGGAAACCGGACCTGGGCCCGGCTGACCGGCACGCGGCGGAAGAGCCGCAGGACCGCCGACTCGTCGGTCGCACGGCGGATCATGTCCCGCGAGACCTCTTCGGGGATGAGTGCACCGGCGTCGGTGCGGCTCACCAAGTTGTTGTACGCCACGTGAACCTCCAGGTTCTGGTGTGGAGCAGCGGTCCCCGCGGCGTGCCGGGTGCTGCGTTCAGCCCAGGCCGGCGTGCTGCCGGATGAGCGAATTCATGTCGGTGGCCTTGCCGGCCGGAGTGCGGGTGCCGCCGTCGAAGTCGGCCGGCTTGCCGCCGCCGAGCTTCTTGATCGCGGCGCCGATGGCCTTCTCGTCGACCTCGCCGTCCTCGCCCACGAAGCGGGACAGGTCGGCGTACTCGAGGAAGCCGGTCAGGGCCTCCCGCGGCAGACCTGCGTCGGCGGCCGCGGCGCGCAGCTCGGCTTTCACGAGCCGCGGGGCGGCAGCTCGAGCGGCCTCGGTGGCGCCGGAGGCCTTGGCCTCGGCCACGGCCTTCTCGGTCTCGGTCATCGCGGCGGCGCGGAACCTGTCGAGCTCCTTCGCCGCCTGGGCGTTGCCCTTGGCGCGGGCCTCGTTCTTGCGAGCGAGCTCCTGCCACTTCTCCGCTTCGGCCTTCCAGTCCTTGTCGTCCGTTTCGGTCGACTCGGTACCGATCTCCTCAGCGCCTGTTTCGTCGGACATGCGGTGCTCCCGTTTCGGGATTGGCCGGCGCCCGTTTCGGGGCCGGAGGTCTAGCGCAGAAACCCGTGCAGCCGTAGCAGCCGAATGGCCTCGGCCGGATTGCCACGCGCCTCGGCGTAGATGGCCTCGGGCATCAAACGCGGGCGCTTGCCGGCGGACTCGGTCGTGTAGAGCCGGCCGTCGGAGGCGGTCTGCATGCCGCGGCGGGCGTTGACGACCTTGGCCATGTCGGCGCCGTCGCGGATCGCCTGGGCCCCGGTCTTGCCGAACGCTTTGTCCTGCTCGGCCTCGGTCATCGACTCGAAGACCTTCTTGGGGTCGGTGCGCAGGTCGTCGCCGTTGTCCTCGGCCGCGGGGATGCCGATGCAGTCGCACTTCGGATGGCGGTTGAAGCCGGCGTTCCAGCGGTACCAGCGGCCCGCCAGGATGATGCAGCGCGAGCATGTGGCTCCGACGACCATGCGGGTGTAGCCGTCGACACGGCGGGCGACCAGCGCAGCCTGGTCGGCGGTCCGGCCGGCGTCGGCGACCTGGGTGTGTGCGGCCAGCTCGGCCAGCGCGCCGCCGGCGGCCATCGCCCGGTTCACGTCGTAGCCCTGCCCGATCGCCGTCTTGGCGATGATCGCGGGCCGGGCCATCAGCGAGGCCAGGCCGCGGCCGTCCGACGCGATCCCGGCGAAGGCTTCCGGGTCGATGAGAAAGTCGGGTTCGTCGTCGAGGCCCTGGGCCGCAAGGATCGCGGCGAGGTAGGCGTCCGACGACGACGCCGCTCTGCGCTGAGCACCTGCCAGCTCGAGCAGCAGCCGCGGCAGAGCGGCCACCCACGATTCGCTGATCCGGGCTGGATCGACTCGCGCCCACGCGCGGCGCGCCTCCCTGCGTAAGCGGGCGGCGAGCTTGGCACGGTCACGAGCGCGGCGGGAGGCGACCTCGGGGGCCGGCACCGGCTACTCCTCGACGACGGGGGACGGGCCGGACTGCTGGAGCGAGGCGACCAGCGGGTCGCGAGCCGCCTGCTCCTCGGCCTGCTTCTTCCACCGTTCGATCTCGACCTCGGACGCGCCCCAGCGCTCCCACAGCGCCTCGTCGGGAACGTTCAGCGGCTTCATCTTGGTCAGCGCGTCGACCAGTTCGCCCTCGGTGCGGAACTCCGGATTACGCCACTTGGTCTCGATCAGCTCGGACGGCGACCCGACACCCTTGGCCCGGCGGGCAAGCCGGACGGTGGCCTCGAAGCCCTCGCCCGCCGAGCGGTTGCGCTGGCGCACCTTCGAGACCAGGCCGGACTCCGACGCCTTCAGCGTCTCGCCGTTGACGTTGGACATCTCGCCGAGCAGGTACTGAGCCGGCGTGCGGGTGCGGGAGGCGACGTCCTTGACGTCCTCACGCTTCGCCGCCGAGTAGGGGTCGAGCGGCGCCGAGTCGAACTGGCCGAACTTCGTCTCGGCGGCGTCGGAGGTGACCATGCGGTCGCGGCCGACGTCGACCCGGTTGGCGTTGCCGTTCGGGTCCGTCTCCGGGAAGCCGACGGCCCACTTCTGCGGGAACGCCCCGAAGTCCTGGGTCATCAGCCGGTCGGCCAGCGTCTTGTTGATGCGGTCCTGCACGCAGACGACGTCGGCCAGCTCGGACACGCCGCCGGTCAGCATGCGCGGGTTGTTCGCCACCTCAACCAGCGGCACCTCGCCCAGCGGGTTCGCCGCCGGCCAGGTCTCGCCGGCCACGCGGCGCTGCTCCCAGCGGATGTCGGTGACGACGCCCTGGGTCTGCTTCGGGGCTTCGAACTTGTAGATCTTGTCGGGCAGGTAGAGCGTGGCCATCTGCCGGCCGGTCCAGTCGTCGAGCCACACCTTCAGCCCGGCCGCGCGGCGCCGCCGGCCCGAGCCGGGCTCGTACGCCACGGTGGCCTGCGTCGGGTGCTCGGGGAAGATCTGCGGCTGCGCGGCGCCCTCGGCGGGCGGGGCGACGAGCAGGAACGAACGGCCGCCGATCGCCGCCTCGAGGAGCACCTGGTCGGAGTAGGCATCCAGGTTGTTGGCCTGCCAGATCTCCCAGGTGGGCATGTCGCCCTTGAGCTCGTCGCCGATGCGGAAGCCCTCGACGATCTGCCGCTCGACCATGGCGTCGACGACCAGACCCATGTAGTTCGAGTTCGACAGCGACAGCAGCCGCGCGAACTCGTTCTGGGCCTGCTCGGGCAGCCACGGCATGCGCGGCGGCCGGCCCTGGTAGTAGGCGTCGTACAGCTCGAACGTCTCGCGCTGCTTCTTGAGCTGGTCGTGCAGGCGCTTGACCCACCACAGCGGCGAGAGAGGGACGTCGGGCTGAGTCACCGGTCCCCCTCTGCTGCGATGCTTGCCGGATGGATGAGATCGATCTCGACGCCTTCTGGATCACGTCGTCGGAAGGCGTCGACATGTGCTGCCCGACCGGCGAATGCTGGGATTACATCTCAGTCGGAAACGGCGACACCCTCGCTGAGATCCGCCGCAAAGCGGGGCAGCATGTTGCCGAGAAGCACCCGACCGTGATCAACGGTGAGGTGACCACGGAACGCCCGGCGCTCTCCGCTCAGTAGCCAGCGACCTTTCCGGTCACCCTTGTGAGCTGCTTCTTCTGGCCGCCGCGACGCAGATAGCCGTCGAGGCCGGTGGTCATTGCGGCAACACCGTCGATGCGCGCCTGGGACTTACCTCGGTGCGGCTTGACCAGGCGGTAGTTGTCCTGGCCGTCGCTCGAGGTCTCGACGACCGAGGCCATCCAGCGAGTGACCGGGTCGCCGCCGTGCCGCATCCGGCCGGCAGCCTGGCCGGTCTCGGTCTTGCCGAGCAGTCGCCACAGCTCCTTGATCGCCGGGGACTGGCCGACGTAGGTCTGCGCCACCGGCACGACCTGCACGCCGCCGCGCAGCTCCTCGTCGATCTCCTGGACCATCTGGCCGGCGAACATCCGGTCGTAGCTGATCCGCTGGAACTTGACGACCTTGGCGTCGGCGACGGCCTTGTCCCGCACGGTGGCGTAATCGATGACGTTGCCCTCGGTCGCGGTGATCCAGCCCTCGGCCACCCAGCGCGACAGCGGCACCTGCAGCTGGCGCTCGAGGTCCTCGATGCAGTCTTCCGGCAGGAAGTAGCGCCAGAACATCTCGACTTCGACGCCCTCGGTGGGCGAGTCGACGGCCAGCCACCAGCACGTGAGGTCGGAAACCGCGGAGAGGTCGAAGCCGCCCCACGCTTTGCGGCCCTTGAGCCGTTCCAGGTCGACGATGCCGCCGCAGGCGTCCCAGGCGTTCAGGTCGATCGCACGGGCGCTCGAGCGCATCCGCCGGTTGAGGTGCAACCGGCAGAACGTCGGGAAGTACGAGGGCGTGGTGCGCGCCTTCTCGGCCTCTTTGCGCAGGTACGAGACGCTCGGCGACGTGCCGAGGCCCGGATTGGCCTTGCGCCAGGTCGACTCGGCGAACGGGTCATCCTTCTCGTCGGCGGCCCAGATCACACCGAAGTGCGACGGGTCGAGGACGACGCGGTTGGCGACCTTCTCGGTGTACGAGTGCTTCTCGTCGTAGATCGTGCCCTCGGACGCCTCGTCGGCAGTCGTCAGGAACACGATCAGCGGCTGCGTGCGGGCGCCGGTGCCGGTCTCGATCGCGTCGATCAGGTGCCGGCTCTTGTGGACGTGGATCTCGTCGATCACGCCGCCGGACACGTTCAGGCCGTGCGCGGCCTCGGCGATCTTCGACAGAACCCTGAAGACGCCACCGAGCTTGTTGTCCGCGACCACGTCGGCCAGGGCGCGCACCCGACGCCGCGCGTACGGCGACGTGAGGAGCATCTTCTTGGCGTCGTCGAAGACCCGGCGCGCCTGCATCTTGTCGCCGGCCGCGGCGTACACCTCGGCCCCGATCTCGCCGTCAGCGAGCAGCAGCAGGTTGCCGACGCCCGAGGCGATCGTCGACTTGCCGGCCTTGCGCGGAACCTCGAACCAGACGGTCCGGATGACCCGGACGACCTGGTCGACTTCCTCGTCGAAGCGCACCCAGCCGAAGACCGGGGCGATGAACCAGACGACCTGCCACGGGTCGAGGCCCTGGCCGAGCTTCAGCGGCTTGCCGGCCCAGCGGCCCTTCGTGTGTCGGAACGTAGCCAGACCCTTGAGGGCTCGGCGCACACGCTCGACGTCGAAGTAGGCGCCCTCGGCCTCGTCGGCCTGGAACGCGACGACCATCGGGGCCCGACTGCGTCCGTCCTCGATCTGCTCCGGAGTCAGGCCGAGCTCGAGCAGCGCTTCGTACGGGACCGGCAGCGGCCGCTTAGTCGAAGGGGTCGGCGTCGCCATCGTCGTCCTTCGCCGGCGGCGGAATGCTCGCCCTGGCCGAGGGCGACAGACCCAGCTCGCGGACGTAGGACTTCAGCTGCGTGCGGTACTGCGCCACGACGGTGGTCGAGCCGTTCTTCATCCAGCCACGCTCGCCCTCGATGAGCATGCCGCGGGTCGAGATGTCGCGCTCACACTGGTCGACCCGGGCGATGCAGATGCAATAGTCGCGGACCAGGTCCGTGTCGACCTCGGCCAGGCCCATGGACTTGACCAGCACCGGCGCCACCTTGCGCCAGGTTCGCCGGGCGACCTCGCGGGCCCTGCGGTTGACCTTCTGCGCGTCAACGTCGGCGACGGTCGGGAAGGCCTCGGACCAGTCCGGCTCGTCGGGGTCCTCGGGGGCAAGCGTGACGCCGTCAGGGATCTTCTGGTGGCCCGGATTGCCCTCACGAACCAGGGCGAAAACGGGCTTAGGGGCCGGGCCGCGTGCTCCCAACTCAGTCACCCCCCGTAACCATGGCTAAGCCTGCACGGGGCCGCGCAACTTGAAAAACCCTAGTTCGCGTGCGCCGCTCTC